GGTAGAGCGGTCGGAGAGTTAAATCACCCTGACGGACCGACTATTAATCTTGATAAAGTTTCTCATAAGATTACTGAACTCCGTTGGGACGGAAGTAATGTTATAGGAAAAGCATCAATCCTTAAAACCCCTATGGGACAAATCGTGGAAGGTTTACTTGAAGGGGGAGTTAAGCTTGGTGTGTCAAGTCGTGGTATGGGAAGCCTTGTACAACGAAATGGAACACAACATGTTGGTAAAGATTTTATGTTATCAACCGTTGACATTGTTCAAGACCCATCTGCTCCAGAGGCCTTTGTAAATGGCATTATGGAAGGTGTAGATTGGGTGTGGAACAATGGTGTCCTAGTTGCACAAGAAATTGAATCAATTGAGACTGAAATAAAAGAAGCTAAAAATATGGCATCATCCGATGTCGAAATTAGAGCATTGAAAAATTTCCTCTCTAAATTAAACTCTAAAATATAGGAGACAGTTATGTCAATCGACGATTTAAATGTAGAAAATCAAGAGGCTGTCGAAGATGTAGCTACTGAAGAGCAAATTCAAGAAGATACTGAAGAGCTCGTTGAAAATGAGAATTTAGACGAGGTCGAAGTTGAACTAGAAGAAGCTAAAAAGGAAAGCACTCATGACGAGGAAGAGGAAGAGGAAGAGGAAGTAGAGGTTAAGGCCGAAGCTGCTCCTGCTGTTCCAAAAACCAAAGCTGGTGTTATCCAAGCGGCAGTAGATATGTTGAAGAAAGCCCGTAAAGAAGATGCACAGAAGTTATTTGCTAAAATGACAGCTGTTGCTGAAAGTGAAGACGACGGTTCCGTTGATAAAGCGATCGACCAAGTCAAACCAGAAGGCGACAAGTCACTTAAGGCTAAACCAAGTGCTGCATCTGCGAAAGTTGAATCAGTTGACTTTAGTGAAGATTTAGACGCTCTTATTGCTGAAGAAGCTACTCTTTCTGATGAATTCAGAGGAAAGGCTGGAGCTATCTTTGAAGCAGTATTAACATCTAAAGTTGCAGGTCAAATTGAAAGACTAGAAGCAGAATATGTGCAAAATCTCGAAGAAGAAGTTGCCGAAATTCAAACTTCACTTGTAGAAAAAGTAGATTCTTACTTAAACTATGTAGTGGAAACATGGATGCAGGAAAATGAAGTTGCAGTAACAGACGGTCTTAGAACCGAAATTGCTGAAGAGTTCATGACTTCACTTCAAAAGGTGTTCACAGAACATTACATTGAGGTACCAGAAGGTAAAGTTGATCTAGTAGATGAATTATCTGCTCAGGTTACTGAACTGGAAGAAAGCCTTAATAAAACAACTGAGGATAATATCAAATTACACGGTTCTGTTCAAGAATTACAAAGAGCTGAAATCGTAAGAGAACAATCCTCTGGGCTAGCTGAAACAGACGCTGAGAAACTTGCTTCTTTAGTAGAAGATGTTGACTTTGATGATGCTGATACTTTCGAAATGAAAGTAAAAACTATCAAAGAATCTTACTTCAAAAGAGATTCAGTCGAAACAGTTGATGAAAGTGACTCATTACTAGGAGAAGGTACAGTCGATGTAGATTGGTCTGACTCTATGGAAAGATACACTCAAGCTATTTCAAAATTTAACAAGTAAATTAATCTAAACATATAGGGGAAACTAAAAATGTTTAATGCAGACGCAAACTTAATGGAAAAGTGGGGTCCGGTTCTTGATCATGAATCAGCTCCTGCTATCCAAGATAATTACAGAAAAGCTGTTACAGCTAGACTGTTGGAAAACCAAGAGATTGCTCTAAGACAAGAAGCTGCTGAAAGAAGTGGAAACTTCATTTCTGAAACAGCTGCTAACGCTACTGGCGGAAATGTTGCTACATTTGACCCAGTATTAATTAGCCTTGTAAGAAGAGCAATGCCTAACTTGATTGCATATGATATCGCTGGCGTTCAGCCAATGAATGGTCCTACTGGACTTATCTTTGCAATGAAATCTAAATACAGCACTCAGGCTGGTGACGAAGCACTTCATAACGAAGCTGTTACCGGATTCTCTGGTGTTGGTTCAGGTGACACTGGTACTGCAGACGCCGACAACAACGATCCATTCTCTGGAGACGATGGTGCTGGTACAGGTGCAGACCTAGATGACGATACTGTTGCAGAATACTCACCAGGTACTGGTATGACTACTGCAGCTGCTGAAGCTCTGGGTAATACTGGTGGTAATTTCGGTGAGATGGCATTCTCAATCGAAAAAGCAACTGTTGAAGCCAAATCAAGAGCTCTTAAAGCTGAATACACTATGGAACTTGCTCAAGACCTTAAAGCAATCCATGGTTTAGACGCTGAAGCAGAACTTGCTAACATCTTATCTGCTGAAATCTTAGCTGAAATCAACAGAGAAGTAATCAGAACTATCAACATGAAAGCTAAATTAGGTGCTCAAACATCTAACGTAGCAGCTACTGGTACTTTTGATGTTGGTACAGACTCTGACGGTAGATGGATGGTTGAGAAATTCAAAGGTCTCATCATGCAAATCGAAAGAGAAGCAAACGCAATCGCAAAAGACACAAGAAGAGGTAAAGGTAACTTTATCATCTGTTCTTCTGATGTAGCTTCTGCTCTTGCTGCTGCTGGTCTTTTAGACTACACTCCTGCATTAAGTGCAAACTTAAATGTTGATGACACAGGTAATACTTTTGCTGGTGTTCTTAACGGCAGAATGAAAGTCTATATCGATCCATATGCTGCTGTTGATTATATTAACGTTGGTTATAGAGGAACAAACCCGTATGATGCTGGTATCTTCTATTGCCCATACGTTCCATTATCAATGGTTAAAGCAGTTGGTGAAGAGGACTTCCAACCAAGAATCGGTTTCAAGACCCGTTACGGTATGCAACAGAACCCATTTGTAGGTAGTGCTACAGGTGTTGGTACTGACAGACAGAACGGCTACTTTAGAATCTTTAAAGTTACTGATCTAATGGTATCATAAGTCTAGTTTTAACTAACT